TTGATTGACCTCAAGCGATGGCGCGACGAGGCGGAACGGTCCCGGCCGATTGTGCAGGCCGCGCAGGCATACCTTGACTCAGGTGGCAGCTACACCACTTGGCTGGCGCTTCGGCAACTCATCCCTCTATCAGAGACTTCGCCATATGCCACTGAGCCTTGATCAAGCCGTGCGGGGCGAGCGGCCACCGCAGATGACCAAAACCGCATGGCAGCGGATGCATGACCGCAGCCGGGAGTTGATGGTTGAAGCCCTCCGCTCGACTGTTGACCGGCATAACCTTTCCCGAGAGCAAGAGCGCCAGCATGAGTAAGGCATACCGGACCCCCGTGGAGGTCCGAGCGGATTTCCATTTAACAGAAAAGATGCCGTGGGTAGTGATTGATCCGCGTATTGACCGGCTCGCGCAATACGCTGCTGACCTTGAGGTGGCGCTGGATCTTGCCAAGCGCACCACTGAGCGGCTGCGGCTGACGTTGCAAGAGGCACAGCAGGCAGAGGTGGAGGCCATCCGCGCGTTAGAAAGTGCGCGCGTCAAGGCAGCCGTTGGGGTCAACCTGTTTCAGTCTGTGTTGACGTGGGATGCGGCCCGTGGCGGTCGCCATGAGAAGCAAGCCATGGCAGACCTGCGGGAAGCGATCACGATGTGGCGGCGAGAGGAGGCGCGGCTGTGAAGTTCCCGACGAATCAGACCAAGTTCCCGACGAATCAGACCTGCGGCGAGCGGTTGTGGAGTGGTGAGATATGCCAAGAGATAAAGCGCCCGATTCGGCTTTCCTCTGGGCGGGTTACTTTTGGGCTGTGCCTGCGATGCCATGCCCAAGAGTGCGGCCATTGCTGGAACTGCGGCAAGGTGCGCGAGAACGACAGCACGCAAGCATGGTTCTGTGACCGGTGCGCCACCGTGAAAAGCCAGTTGTACAATCAGGAATGGAACAAGGCCCACCCGCGTCGGCGGTCAGTCGCTCAGTCTGATGCCTAAGCGCCCGTCATGGCCAGCCAGCCGACCGCTGCCGGACTGGATGGTGCGCGCACGGGCCAAGGAGCCGGGAGCTTCCACGCCGCGCGCCAAGCCCAAGCACCTAGAAGCGGTGGAACAGCGGCTGTTCATTCAGCGGGTGCGGCTGGACCCGCTGACGCGCGACTTGCCGTGCTGTGCCATCCCGAACGGTGGTGCGCGATCCGCCCGTGAGGCCGCACTCCTCAAGGCCGAAGGCGTCACGGCGGGTGCCCCGGACTGGATGCTGTTTGCCGCGCGGGGGCCGTTTGTTGGGCTGGCACTGGAGTTCAAGAGCCCAACCGGGCACGGGCGTATATCGGAGGCGCAGAAAGCCTTCCACGACCGGTTGCGTCAAGAGCGATGGTCAGTTCATATTGTCAAGACTGCCGCTGAAGCATGGGCGGTGCTTACCACCTACCTGTTAGGAGTAATACCAGATGCCTGACGAGTTGCCGGACCTTTCGATTGCGGAAGCGGCCACGTTTATCGGCGTATCGCGCGCGCGCATTTATCAGCGGGTTACCGGTCGAGCGGGGCAGTGGCCTGCCGGTCGCCCGTTGCAGTCCATCATGCGGGAGACCAAGCGCCCCGGCACCAAGGATGGCCAACAGCGCCGGATCAGTATTGCGGATGCGCTGGCATGGCGCATGGAGCGCGAGGTGAAGCAGCAGCCGGTTGGCCCCATTACTCCGCACATGGATGCCCTGCTGGCCAAATACCGAGAGGCTACAAGTGCCCCGGTTGGGATGCCCACCATTCAGCCGTTTTGATGCGCTGATTGTCACCGCAGGACGCTCGCTCACCCTCACCGGAGGCCCGATGCTGTCGTTCCTGACACTCCCTGATGTGCCGCCGTATCAGCCAACCAAGCCGCTGCCCGTCATCCAAACCTATCGGGCGCAATCCCACGGGCGCACCATTGAATCCCGGGTGCATCTGTCGCACCTCGCAGAGGTGGTCATGGCGCGCCTGATGGTCCAAACCTATGCCCCTGAAACTGTCTGATGCTGCAATACCTACCCATCACGCGCGTGCGCGGAAACCCGAAGAACCCGCGCGTTGTCAAGGATGAGCGATTCCACAAGCTGGTGCAAAGTGTCAAGGATTTCCCTGAGATGCTGGAGCTTCGCCCGATTGTAGTGGACGCGGACTTTATGGTGCTGGGCGGCAATATGCGCCTTAAAGCCTGTCAGGCGGCGGGCCTCACTGAAATCCCGGTCTTGATTGCGGATAGCCTGACCGAAGCGCAAAAGAAAGAGTTCGTCATCAAGGACAACGTCAGCACCGGCACGTTTTCATGGTCCACCTTTTTTGACACGGGCGATGACTGGGACGTGCATGAGCTACAGGACTGGGGCCTTGAGCTGCCGTATTCCCCAAACATTGACCCCAGCTTTTCCCGGGATGAGGTCACAGACAAGGACATCGCCACGGCCGACCAGAAGCTGACCACCAAGTTCAATGATCGGCAGGAGCTACGCGAAGTGACGTGCCCTCATTGCGGCGAGGACTTTGGCATTGACCAGTGAGCCAGTAGACAAGCGGGTCATGCTGGCGGGCGCGTTGCGCGAGCAGGTATGGACATTTGCCAAGACGATGGCGTCTATGCCGCATGACTATGTGCATCAGGACAAGTGGACGGGCAGCATACCCTTTGAGGCAGCCAAGGAGTGGATTGCCCAGCTCGGCGTCCCGCGCCGATTCATGCAACAGACCTATACCTACTTTCGAGCCAACGGGTACAGGTATTGGGCCATGCCAGCCATCAAGCCGGGGACCTATCTCATTAATCGGGCAAAAGAATGATCGCCATTTTGCTCGGGCACCGGATCGGAGGCAGCCCCATGTACGTGGGACAGGTGGCCAATCATGCGGATCTATAACCACGCCAACGTATTGGAAGCCGCGCAGCAGCGGATTGCGTGGCTGTTCGACGAGTTTGAAAACGTGGTCGTGCATTGCAGCGGCGGCAAGGATAGCACTGTGGTGCTCAATCTGGCGCTGGCTGAAGCTGAACGCCGGGGGCGGCTCCCGCTGCCGGTCATGTGGCTAGACCAAGAGATGGAATGGCAAGCCACGGCCGATATGGTGCAGGCGGTTATGGAGGACCCGCGCGTAGAGCCGCGTTGGTTTCAGATCCCTTTCCAAATGCCGAACAGCACGTCGGCAGAGGCATGGATCAAAATCTGGGACGCCGACCGGCCTGACTTGTGGATGCGCCCAAAATGGGCGCGCGCATACACAGAGAACATCTTTGGCCCCGGGGAGGACTTCTATAGCCTGTTCCAAGCAATCCGGCGGCATTTCTACCCTGATAGTTCCTGCGCGACCATTGGAGGCGTTAGGGCGGAAGAGAGCCCCGGTCGAGCGGCAGGGCTGACGAGTTTTCCGACCTATAAGTGGGTGACGTGGGGGACCAAGGAGGACCCCAAGCGGGGGCATTACAACTTCTACCCCATCTACGACTGGACGTACCGGGACGTGTGGAAGGCCATTCATAGCCACGGCTGGCCGTACTGCCGGATCTATGACCAGATGTATCAGTACGGCTACCACATACAGGATATGCGGGTCAGCAACCTGCACCATGAGACCGCCGTCAAGCATTTGCGGTTCATGCAAGAGATTGAACCGGTAACGTGGGAGAAGCTCACCCGCCGCATGAAGGGCATCAACACCGTCAAGCAGCTCAAGCAGCTTGCGTCACAGACCCCTAAAGAGCTGCCGTGGATGTTTTCTGATTGGAAAGAGTACCGGGATTTCCTGCCGCCGCGTTTGGTGCATGACCCATCCACACAGCACAACCTTGCCAAAACGTTTGCGGCCTTTGACAAGAAGTACGTTGACATGAAACGACCTGACCTTCGCCACAAGGTTGAGGTGGCGTCCATCCTGACCCAAGACGGGGACGTGATGACCAAGATGAAGAACTGGGAGATTTCACCACCGGTTGGCACATGGCGCAAATGGAAGCGCGGCGATGCGATCCGGCCTGAGTTCCTCCGCACGAACCCCTACATCAATGGATGAAGCCCTCACCGCCGTGCTGGAGGCCCTCCGCGCGTTGCCGGAATCTGCGCGTCTGGCCGGAATAGAAAGGGTGCGGGATGCCCTGCACCAGCTTTCCCCGCTTGCTACCCAGCCGGTGGACCGGGTGCGCTGGGTGCCGGTTGAAGAGGTGGACCCCAACGACTACAACCCCAACTCAGTCGCCGGGAAAGAGATGGGCTTGCTGTATACCTCTATCAAGCATGACGGCTACACCCAGCCGGTGGTGGTGATCCGCGATGAGGCCAAGGGCAAATACGTCATCGTTGATGGGTTTCACCGCTATTTCACCTGTAAGAGCAACCCGGACATTTACGAGCGGAACCGTGGTCGGTTGCCGGTCGTGGTGATTGAGAAGAGCATCAACGACCGGATGGCCTCCACCGTGCGGCACAACCGAGCCCGGGGCGAACATTCTGTACAGGGCATGGCCAACATGGTCTTTACCATGCTGGACAACGGCTGGAGTGACGCCGCCATCTGCAACGAGCTGGGCATGGAGCCGGAAGAGCTGCTGAAACTGAAGCATATCACCGGCTTTTCTAAACTCTTTGAGGACGTTGCGTATCAAAAATCGTGGGAATCTAAAAATCAGATCCGGCTACGAAAGGAATGGCAAGCCCGAGAAGCGGCAGGTGAGGCGCTCCAACCGGACAGCCTCAAGCGCGATCCTAAGCAGATGAAAGCAGCCAAGGAGGCGGCTAATGACAAGAGACAAAGCGGGACAACGTAAAAAGGCCATGCTGGAGGCGCTGCGCGCGTCTCTGGGCATTGTGACCACTGCCTGTGAGCGGGCTGGCGTTGGTCGTGCCACTCACTACCGGTGGCTGGAGAGTGACCCGGATTACGCCGAGGCGGTCAAGGAGTGCGAAGACGTGGCGTTGGATTTTGCCGAAACCTCCCTGATGAAACAGATCGGGCGAGGGGAGGCAGCCGCGACCATCTTCTACCTCAAGACCAAGGGCCGGAACCGGGGCTACATTGAGCGGAAGGACGTGGACGTGACCAGTGCCGGACAGGCGGTCGTGTCCCCTCCGGTGCTCTGGACCGACTCCAGTCCCTAAGATGGCCACCGCCGTCATGCCCCGGCCAGCCAAGCAAGGGATGGACGCCGCTGTCCCTCCCTTGCTGCTTTTGCGCCAATACAAAGAGCTATTTGCTCAGAAGCCAATCAAGGCAGATGGGACGCCGTGGCGTTATGCCTTTATCACGGGCGGGCGCGGCAGCGCGAAGAGCTTTCACGTCAGCCTGTTTCTGTTGAACCTGACGTATGAGGTCGGGCACGTCATCCTGTTTACCCGATACACGCTGACCTCAGCCAACCTCTCAATCATCCCTGAGTTCAAGGAAAAGATCGGCCTCTTGAGCAGGGAGGAAGATTTCCACATTACGGCTAGTGAAATCATCAACCTCAAGACCGGTTCGCGCATCCTGTTCCGGGGCATCAAAACTAGCTCCGGCAATCAGACCGCCGCGCTGAAGTCCATTCAGGGGGTGACGACGTGGGTGCTGGATGAGGCCGAAGAGCTTGTGGACGAGGACACCTTTGAGCGGATTGACCTATCTATCCGCCATAAAACGTTGCCCAATCGCGTCATTTTGGTTCTGAACCCCTCCACTTTCAGCCATTTCCTGTACCGCAACTTTATCGAAAACGGGCAGCGGCCTGACACCCTATACATTCACACCACATGGGAGAACAACCGGCACAACCTTGCCCAGTCATGGATTGAGAAGGCCGAGGAGACGCGCGAGCGCAACCCTGCCCGCTATAACCACATCTTTGGCGGGCTGTGGAGCAAGGAAAAGCCGGGGCTGCTCTGGACCCGGGCTGAGATTGAGCGGTGCCGTATTGCAACCGCCCCGGAGCTGTCCCGCGTGGTCATTGGTGTTGACCCTGCCGCCACCAGTCACATGGAATCCAATGAGACCGGCATTGTGGTAGTTGGCGCGGATCGGCAGCGGCGAGGTTATGTTCTGGAGGACCTGAGCGGGCGGTATAACCCCAACCAGTGGGCCAGCATTGCCATTGACGCGGCCAAGCGGTGGAAGGGGAGCATTGTGGCCGAGACCAATCAAGGGGGCGATATGGTGACCAGTGTCATCCGCTCCATCGGGGATCGCGCCAGCGGGGTCCGTATCATTGACGTGCGCGCCTCGCGCGGAAAGTACGCCCGTGCCGAGCCCTGCTACTCCCTCTATACTGAAAACCGCGTGTTTCATGTGGGCGAGTTCCCAATCCTTGAGCAACAGATGGCCGGATTTAACCCGGACGATGACGTAGACTCCCCTGATCGCGTAGATGCGCTGGTTTGGGCATTGACCGCGCAGCTCTTGACTGGCTCAACCCCGTTTGTGATTTAACTGAGGTAATGTAAACCGGCTTTAAGCGGGCTGTTGACTCCTTGCTTGCAATCACCTACCGTTGTGGTGAGGCGTGGCGAGTCCGCGCATGAGTGCCCATTGACACGGGGGCAGCGTGTCCGAGAGGACTACCGGCAGTTCCGTAGTACGGCGACTCGCGCGCGCATGGGATGTGGTGCGTGGACGTGATGAGTCCCGCGCAATCAACTCTATTACCTATCCCAACTTCCCCGGCGCGGCTGGCCTTGCGTCGATGAGTTTGGTTCGCACCGCGAACCCGCAGGAATACAAGCCCGATGGCGCGGTCATCCGCGCGGAAGGGTTCAATAAGCATCCGGTCGTTCATGCCTGTATTCGGGTAGTGGCTGACATTATTTGCTCAGTCCCTCTGATTGTGCTGCGCGAGAAGGGCAACACCGAGAGCCGCGTTGAGGATGACCACCCGCTCCAGCGGCTCCTGAACTACCCCGGACCCCGGCTTACGGCGCGTCAGTTCCGCGCGCGGTACGCGGTGGATTATCTCGGCTACGGCAACAGCTTCTTTCAGCTAGAGCGCCCCGGAGCTACCGGCCTCCCGGTTGGCTTGCGGCCAGTCAATGCCGAGTCCATTCAATCTGTCTGGGTGGATGGTGAAGGAGACCCCCGCCGCTACGATTACGCGAACTGGGCGGGCATCATTGTACAGGCCCCGGTCGAGGATATGCTGCACTTCCGCGATTTGGATATGCCGCGACCCTTTCAACCGGACGTGTTTGGGTTCCCGAGGGGGGCCACCGCGATTGCCAGCATGGCCGCTGACAATGAGGCCACCAAGTACGTAAGGCAAGTGGTGACCAACGACGGCACCCCCACCTTTGCGGTGCTGTTGGCAGATGAAGCCTCACAGGATGACGCGCAGGCCATGCAGGACCGCTACCGCGCGCGCACGGTAGACCGGGGCAAGCGAGGCACTCCGGCGTTCTTTGGGGCGGTGCGGGACATTAAGCCGCTGGGCTTTACCCTGAGTGACCTAGAGTTCCCTGACCTGCGGCGGGTCAGCCGGGAGGACATTTGCGCGGCGTATGGGGTAGACCCGCGCATGATTGGCATCGCCAGTGCCAGCAAAGATTCTGGTCTCTCGGGCGCACAATACGTTGAGGCCCGAGCGCGGCTGGTGCAGCATACCATTGAGCCGATGTTGAGCGCCATTGAGGACGAGCTCAACCACTGGCTCGCGCCTGAGTTTGGCGAGGTCTGGATCACTTACGATCACGACATCCTGCGCGATTTGGTTGAGGATGACGAAAAGACCAGTACGCGCGTGCGCGCGGAGTTCAAGGACTCGCTGCGGACGTGGGAGGAAGCTCGGCGTGCTCTCAAGTTGCCGCCTTTGCCAGTTCCTACTGACGCCATCGCCCTATCTACTGGCACCCAACTGGTGCCAGCGTCTACTGCGGTTCTTGACGCAAGCACTGTTCTACAAGAAGCACCCTCAACTGACAATGAAACCCCAGCAGTTTTCACAAAACAGGACACTGCTGAGGTTAAGCAACGCACTCGCAATCTGACCTACGCCGTGCGCGCGCTCTCTGATGCCGCGCTGGATGGGGACCAGATTGAGGCTATTATGGAGCTGCTAGAGGCTGTTGTGGAGGGCGAGCTTCCGGCGGCGGCGGTTAAGGGGGTGTTGCGGCTGG